CTCTACTCACCAATGGGATTAAAATATTATTATAATTGATGCCGTTACTCATCAGGTACAAATATACAAATAATTACTTTATTTTTCTAAACCATTATAAAATTCCTCTCTCATATTTGAATTAACATTATGGTAAATATCAGATAGCTTATTCATGTATTCGTCATGGATCATGTTTCTTTTTTCCAACTCTTCAACAAGCTCAAAACCTATTCTTTGCCACCTATTGAAGTCCTGTTTCATCTTTTGTTTGTACTTACCTGTTAATAGTGTCGATTGCTCTACAGCCGCTTTAAATAAGGCAATTAACATGTGAGATTCAAACTCTATCTTCGCTTGTTCGGGTGTCATTATTTTTTCCATAGTATTTAATTTAATTTTTCAATTTTGTAATTAAAATATTCAAAATCTTTTATCTCATTTTCAGGATCAAGTTTAAATCCATCTTGAACAAAGATTTTTTTAATGATTTTTATTTCTTCTATTTTACCATAACACCATGTGCCACCTTCAGGCTCCATTTTATCTTCAAGCCAAATTCTAATTCTATCTCCGTCTTTATAGTTTTCCATAATTAATTAAATTTTTGATTGTAATATTCATTTACGAATTGCTCAATGCTTAATCCTAAATATTTTTCTCCATTATCTCTAAACCACATAAAGAAATAAATTAAATTTTCTTTTTCTTTTTCCTTAGCTTCATTAATTAATGAGTCCATCATTTTCCAGCTCATGTGTATTCCTGATGCTGTTGTTAATCGTTCTAACTCTTCATTTAACCACTCTACTGCTGTTTTTTCCATAGTCTTTAATTTTTAATTTGTAAATTTTAATTAGTTCCTGTATTTCTTCAAGTGAATACTTTTTTTCAATATGAGCAATTTCATCTAATTCTTTTAATTTTTCTTCGCTATATCTTTTAACGAAGTTAATTCTGTAATTATTGATGTCTCCTGACTTATCTTTATTGCATGGCCTTGAACACTGGCCATTCACATTAAACTCATTAAAACGAATATTTGAATATTTAGTTGGCCACAGATGGCCAGCATCGGTATTACCTTCTTTTAATGGTTTACCGCAACTAACACAACCTTTTTCTTTATCTCTTAAGCGAATATATTTATTGAATAAAATTTGCAGCATATTTAACCATTCAGTTCGTGTTCTTGACTTACTAATTAACTCTGCTTTCTTTTTTTTCCAAACTTTTTTCTCTGCTAAAATAGATGCACATTTAGGGCTGCATACTTGTTGAAGGCTATTAAATGGAGTGTAGATTGCTCCACACTCCTTGCATTTTTTATATTTAATCTTTTTTGCCATTAAATGAATCAAAATACTTATTAAATAAGTCACGTGCTACCATTACCTTTTCTTTCATCTTAGCGTGGACTTCTTCGTTTGCGTTTACTCGATAAATAAACAGTCCTAAATCACTAATAATACGAGGATCAAAAGAAACGAAGTCACACCACTTGCGACCAGATAAAAGCATATAGCACTGCATTTGGTAGTAGTACTCAGGAATTTCACTAATCATTGTTTCTTCGTCTGTAATAAAACAATGCCTTAAATGATTAGCTCCATTAAACGGGCACTTTATTTCTATCATGCCTTCATCACCTACTAAGCCATCTGGACTACCTGTTAAGCCTTCTATTTCGTTTGAATAAAGTAGTTTGCTATCTATGATTTCATTCCCGGTAACAGAGGTATAAAATTTCTTCGCAGTTGGTTCGTGTTCGTTTCCAAATTCTGTTGCAAAATTATTTATCCCTTGTTTTACCTCTCCGCTTAATTTTTCCCAAACCTTTTCGAGAATATAAGTTTCAGCTGTTTTACTTAGCACGTCCTTTTTAGAACGTGGTTCGCTCATTAGCTTCCATACCTCAGAGCCCGTAAAGTTACCGCATCTTTGTTGCCACCATGTAGCGCTGTAAATTTCAATGTTTTCCATAATTTATTTTTAATTTATTTTTTTTTGAACAGGTTACAATTTGTAACCGTTTTAAATTGATCTAATTAATTTAACCTCAACATCATTACTAACCTCATATTTTGCCTTTATAGCATCTATTGAACCACCTTTCATTAAGTATTCAACCGCTTTGCCAAAGTGTTCTGTATCGGCTTTTAAAACAGGTTTACTGACTACTACTTTTTTATTGTCATGATCTGCATCACTTTCTGTTTCATCTATAAGGAAAATCCCATTAAGTGCATACTTTCGAGCGTATGAGCTTGCAGTCCCTGTGCATTGTTCCGAACTCATGCCTTTATGTTCGCTCATTTCTGCATAGCCATTTACAAATATTGATTCACTATACAATGAAATGTTTGCAGTTGATTTAATGAATAGTTTATTGCCAACCATTACAACATCATCCGATAATGTTAATGTTAATCCATATTTATTTAAAAGGGGTTTAACGGCTTCCAATATATCTTCGGCACTTCTATATTTGTATTTGCCAAATGAATTATAATTTCCTTTTGGTACTTTTAATTCATTTTGAATTGCAATTAAACGCTCGTTAATTGTTTTTTCGTTTTTCTTTTCCATAGTTGTTTGATTTTAAAATTTTGCTTTTACTTCGTTGTATGCCTGCATGAATTCATCTTCGCTTATTTGCTCGAATTTTAAAGGAAAATCCATCATGTAATTATTAAATGAAATAGAATTACTACTGTATTGCGTATTAGTCACAATAGTAGTTCTGTGCGCTTCTAATTTGTAAAAATGGATAACATCCTTTGAGTAAAATGGTAATTCATACTCGACTTCAATTTTTTGTAATACTTCAATTGTTGCTTTCATAGTTGTGTGTTTTTAGTTTTGCAAAATTAAATAAATTATTAATATGTTTTAAAATAAATATAAAATAAATTATAACTCAATCCATTCAATACTTTGCTTCATTATTTTATACCCATTAGCCTTAACTATTTTAATAGCTTCTTCTAGGCTCATTTGAACGTTAACTTGACTATGTATTTTATTTTCAAAACTTTTAATTTTAAACCACGTACGTTTTGAATCGCCTTGTTTACAATTTTTATGTAAGAATAAACCAAGGTGACCATTAACTATTAATTCTCTTGGGAAGCCATTTTTTTCAGCTTGTTTGCTAAACATATTCGATGTGAAAATGTCGGGCATTTGAGCAAGTGTTTTTTCTAATATTTCATTCATAGTTGTGTGTTTTAAGTTTTAAATTTTTTACCATTCTAAAAAGGCAAAGAGTTATCGTCTTCTATTTTTGCTTTTGTAAATGTGTTTGAATACGTCTGATTTTGATTTTCTTTTTTGTATGGTTCAGAAAATGCTGCACTAAAATAGTTAACACCTTTTTGTGATTGCCTTAACCAAAGGCTTATTTGCATTTCTTTGCCATTCACCACGCAATTTCCTTGGTAGTCTGGTTGTTTCTCATTTGTTTTTTTAGCATTCTTAAATATTGCTCCGCTGTTATTTTTTGGCTCCATGTTTTTTTGATTTTATTAGTTTAAATTCTTTGTACTTAGTTTTTAATTCTCGATTCACTATCCATTCCTCAGCTATCTTATATCCATCTTCTCGAATGTATGCGAGTAGCTTATGTAGGTTCATCGTTCCACATTTGCATTGTTTTTTAGTGAGTTGATAGGCTGAACTTGCTGTTACTATCTCTCCGTTCAGCAAAGCATCAAGAACGGCTTGTTTTTGTGTTTTTTTCGCCATAGTATAAAAACATATTAGTTAAAATTCGCATGTCATTTTTTAGCTTTTCATATTTATCCAATAGGTCAACATCAACTACTCCCACTTGTTTTCCAAGTTGTTCAGCTACATTCAAAAGTTGTTCTTCATTCTTTTTAATTTTCATGAAGGTGTCTTGTTGATGCCGAGTCATTAAGTTCCAGTTGCTGCTCATATTGCGTATTTAAGGTGTTTTTGATTATAGAATTCAAGGATAATGTCTAATAATTCATCGCTGCATTCACCTTGCTTAAAGGCTTTGTTAATCGTTGGTAAGCTAAC